AGAGAGGCTCTGCTTGGAGTTTGATTGGCCCATTTACTATCCATCATGCTATCACTAGCCAGGACATAGTTTTGATCTTCTAGGTTCATTTTAAGGTTTTTAAATTGATGTATGCTACTACCCATTTGATAAGACATTTCTATCAGGATAGTAAAAGCCTCAAACTTTATTTTATCTTTATCAATAAAATGGTTGGCTTGTTTTAAAGCCTCCTCAAAATCTTTTTCAAATAAAAGATCCCAACCTTCTTTGGTTGTTGGTACTTCTTCGTCTTTACTTAACTTGTGGCCATAGCCACCTGTCCAAAAATCTTCTTTAACTTTCTTACCATCTTTAGTTCTATAAGAAAGCTGATAAGGTTCTAACTTAAAACCTTCATGCTCTTTAATTCTATCTTTTACTTCTTCGTACATTGTATCAATTTCTCCAAATACCATTTAGCCTTATTAAGATCTTCAATTCCATTCTTCTCTTTATAGCGATTGACATATTTTATAATGTTACCTTCTAAAAAATTCATGTCGTATTCAATAATGTAGTCAGTAACTTCTATTTTTTTCCTGTAGTAAGGAGGATTAATTTTATCCATTACACCTCACCTGTCCAGGTAGAGTTTATCATAGGCATACTATGAATTTGAGGCTGTGAGTTAATGATGCTACCTACTGATATGATAGGCCTTTTAATAAAGTTTTTGCCATACTTGAAGGCTTCGTGTTTAGGATCAATAGAACAACCAACACACATAGCAAAGTTTAAAGCTGTTGGAGAACTCCACATTTCTACTGAACTTCTTGTATGTTGATGGCCACAGGTATAACTCATACCTAACTCTTTAGAACTACTCAACACATTAGATTTAAAATGGTGAGTAAAAAAAACTTTTGTTTTATTTGGTAATGTTAATATTAATTTTTCATGCCAAGTCCATTTCCATTTAGGATCTATGTCTAATATTTGATTAATGTCTTTAAGAAATGAATTTGGTATAGCTGATTTTTCAGCTAGTTTTTGTATGCGTATATCATGATTACCCCACATGATTTTAATTTCACATGGAAATATTTTTCTAAGTTGCTTAATATGTTTTTTAGCATCTTCTATTTCGTATTTAATATTTGGTAACTCTGCACTATGTAAGTGTTGAGAGATACTATGAAAATCTACAAGATCTCCAATGTGTATTACTAAAGTTGGTTTTAACTTATCTCTAAGTTTTTTTATCCATTTAAAATATTCTTTCTTAACATAAGGAAAATGTGTATCAGAAAGAACCAGGATAGATTTTGTATTCATCTATAGTCCTTTAGTTGAGGTTAAGATTGCCCTCCGAGTAGTTTTACAAATACCCAAATAGCTGACAGTATTCCCCCAATAAACAACATAGTTCTAATAGCACCTTTACCAGTTGCCATTTCTTCTTTTAACTTCATTAATTCTTTTCTATTTTCTTTTACTTCAGATTTAATTTCATCTAGCGTCTTACAAATTTGTGAATATTGATTTTCCCAATCAGACATTTGTATTCTCCATAGGTGTATTACATGATAAGATAACAGTTAGCTTTCTCTCCACCATATCTGCGTGAAGGTAATCTCTTAAATCATTTTTGGCTAAACTACATTCATTAGGATTATTAAATATCAATGGTACTTCACTTTTAAAACAAAGTGTTTGATCTAATGTTCCTACATTAAGCATACAAATCATGGCAAATATTTTAAACATAATTACATTTTAGATAATGGATTATCTAAAGCCTTTTTAATTTGTTTATCTGTCTTTTCTTCTAATGCTTTCATATCGTCTTTAATATTTGTTATAGCTTCTTTTAAATCTCTTGCGTTTTCTCTGCTATCTTCTTTAACTTGTTGCTCTACATCATTAACAATCTTTTCAATTCTTCTTACATCTTGTCGTAGATCATTTTTAAGTTCGTTAGCTACATCAGAAACAAGCTGTACTTCTTGAATAATCATACTCATTTCTTGCGTAATCATTTCAGTTTCTTGTTGAATTAAATCTAATCGTTTATCAAAACCACTTAAATCTGGTGCTGTGTAGTTTTGTATTTGTTCTTTCATATCCAGGTAATCTTTGTAAAATTCAAAGCCACCCCATAGACCACCACCAAGAGTAGTTAAGGCTGTGAGAATAACAAATATTTTACCACCTCTAAATTTAGCACCTGCAAATTCTAATTCTGTTGCCATTTAAAAATTCCTATCTATCCATTTGTTGATAGAATAATTAATATAAAATAAATAAAATATTATTATAAATAAATTTATAGTTCCATAATCCATAGTTAATTTGACTTCCATTGGCTATCAATCATGTCATTCATCAATCCATCACTTCCTGCAAATAAATAATAACTTGCTATATCGTTATCGCTAATGACACTATCTGGTAGTGTAGCATCAGTAAAAAATCCTACTCTGTCGTTAATTTGTTTTTGTGATTCAAAAAAACTTTTAGTATTACCTAACACTTGCATAACAATTAATGTTTTCATTTGATTAGCAGAGTCATATCGTTGCTTATCATCAATCTTTTTCATAATCTTTTTGACAGCTTTTTCTTTAGAACTTTCTTTCTTAACTTCTTTAGACTCTGGTTTAGGTTCTTCTTTTTGTTCTTCTTTAACCTCTGCAACTTCTTCAGTTTTTTCTTCAACCTCTGGTTTCATTTCTTCAGTAGGTTCTTCAACTTCTTCAGTTGATTCTTCTATTGTTTCTATTTCTGCTTCAATCTCTGCTTCTATTTCAACTTCAATTTCTATTTCAGCAACTTCTATTTCTTCAATTTCTAATTCAACAGTTTCATAAGTAGGTTCATCAATTTCTATTGGTTCTAAAATAAAACCTTCATCAGTATCAACAGAATCATTAGAATCAAAAACATCTTCAACAACATCTATAATATCTTCAGGTGTATCTATGTTTAACGCAATAAACATTTCTACTGAAGTTATAGACTGTGTTATTATTGTGTTAATCACATTGTAAAGGACATTAACCGATACATCATCAAACATTGGCCCAACAGCCAGGTTAATATCTCTACCACCTACTTCAATAATAACTGTTGTAAGGCTACCAGAGAAATCAAAACCACTTTCATAAGTTTGATACCCACTTGCTACACCACTTGCCGATAAAATATCAGTACCACTAAAAACATTAGTTTTTCCATTTCTACCTGTGATGTGCATATAGATAGAGTCTTGGCTGTCTGGTTTATCTACTTTGATTGTGTAGTTAGTTCTACCACCATGCGTAATATTAAGATCAGAAATATCTACTGTATTGATAAAAGTAGTACCCATTCCTTCTACACCCATAGCAGAGGTAGAATTACCAGAGCCAGTAATCATGGCACATTTATCTGTACCTAATTGACCACATGAATTGCCACTAGGCATTGATGCACTACCTTGACCACCCCAATCAATATCCATATCTCCTTCTTTAGAAGATACAACATAATCATTATCTCCATCTAAAATATCAAGAGAGTCTTGGTTAGTAACTGTAGTTGTTGTTGTCGTAGTATCTGTGGTAGTCGTTATTGTGATACCATCAGCTTCATGTTCAATAGTTTCCGTTATTACTTCGTCTATTATTTCTTCTACTGTTGGAGAACATAAACCGATTGTATCTGTTGAACAATCAACAGCATGACTAGAATAAGATAGGGAAACCGATATACATAGCCATAGCCATAAATATAAACTTCGCAAATTCTTCATCACTTTTTGTTTGTTCCTTCGGTTTTATTAATTCTTTGTTTAGTAAAAAACTACCTTGAGGGATTAATTGAGGATTTTCTTCCCAACCTTTTTTTGCATCTTCTCCTATTGCACCTTTGTATGGACAATAAGTTCCTGCCATAAACATAGCATCAAAAACACGATAATCGTCATTACATAGCAAACTTATAGATGCAACTTTCATACCCATTGAGTACAATGAACGAGCAAGTTTAATTCTTTCACAGTTTTCATCTGTAATTGTAATACCAGATGCTATTCCTAGTATTTGAGTTTGTACTGCTCCACTTGTTGCAGTTTTACAAATATCAGAATTATTAACTACTACACTAGGAGCATTAGCTGTTGGAGGAGTATTGTTTGTAACTACTGTTGAAGAAACTGTGTTTGTGTCTGCACTTTTTGCACTTGTTACAGCACTTACAACAAGAATAAAGGTTAATACAAAAAAAAGCAATCTCACTCATAATCTCCATCTAGTTCTAGTCTTAGTGATTTAATCTTGTATGAATTTTCTAAAATTTCTTGTTTAATTTCCAAAACATTTTGATCAGATTTAATAGTTTGTATTTCGGTTTTGAGTATTTCAAAGTCGGAGAATACCTTTCCGAGAATGAATATATTGCCAGATACAGCACTAATTATACCAAAGAATATAACTATGTTTTTTAGAGAAAGTTCTATTTTCATTTACCACAAACACAATTTCCATTACAGCCACAAGGATTAATCATGTGCTACCTAAACGCAAAAATGTTACTGCTGTTTGATTTTCTCCAGTATTACCATCTGTTTGAACATTATTATTTGTTCCAGTAACTACAAATTTAATTTTACATTGTGATACATCAGTAATATCCACCATTACAGAAGTATTAGTATTCTTATATTGGTAAGTATCACTAAAACTTTCTGTGTTTCTAGCAATTTTACTATAACTAGAATTATTTGTAGTCATATAAATTTCCCAACCAGTAGATTTGTCTGTACCACCTGTGCTATTACAAGCAACATCCCATATAATTAAATATATGCCCGTAGATGGCATAGAAAATATTCCACTACTCTGCGTAACTGCACTTCCTATTCTAGTATAATTGGTATCATTTTCTTCCCAAGCATCTAAAGGGTCTTGATCTCCTGCTTGATTACTTGTAATTCTAAATTGTCCAGCAACTTGAATACCACCTTGAACATATCTGCTTGTTGACAATGTTCCACTAGATATATTACTTGCATTGAGGGAAGTTAAATTTGATCCACTTATTGCAGGAAGCGTTCCACTCATACCAAGTGTTGCGTTTAATTTTGTCTGTGCCATTATGGTTTACTCCAAATTGAATGTGTTAATTTTCCGTCACTATCTCTTGCTAATAATAAATCATAAGCATCTTCGTCAGTATGATTAGACGGAATGTCTCTTAAAGATTGTCGCCAAGTTTTTATATTGTCTGGCATTGTTACATCAGAGTTAG